GGGCCTGACTTGCTAGATAACGATTCCTGTCCTGTTGTACTTTTAGATCCAAACCGAAGAGCTTCAACCTCCGCTTCAAATATGCGCCTACACCTAGCTGACCAAAAACATTCAGCATAGGTTCAACACATATCCCGCGGTGAGTCTTAGCATCTTTTGGTACACAAGTAAACCTATTACCCGGCACAACATCAACGGACTTCGCAGCCCATTGGTGCCATGCATTCCCAAGAAGGGATTTGTAAAAAGGGTAAAGGTCGATGGTGGTAGTAATTGTTTTGTCAAATTTATCTGACGAAACACTGCCACGTGCAACGTGTCCAATGCAAGCACCAGGTCCATGCCTCATACTTTCCTCAATAAAACGGAGGGCAGAAGAGTCGAGGTCACCTAAAATCGAGGAAATCTTCGATCTAAGGTCAAACCCAAACTCGGGCATACGATCTTTTAATCGATCGTTGGTATAAGCACATTGGATTTCGGAAAGCCAAAAGGCCTCTTCCGCTACAGCCTTTAGATCTAAGTCAGTGGCCAGGTACGGAGACTTACGCAGACATTCAGTCACTTGATAGTCGTCAGCGAAATTGCTGGGATCGTCATAGTGCCTAGGATCACACGTGAGCTTTAAGTATTGACCATATTCCTCGGATCTAAGCAACAAATACACCGCAAGGGATCGCGGCGTATCAAATGCTTCACAAAGTTGTAACGTCGTTGACAGCTGGATCTTAAAGATATCAGCTGATGTACACCTAACGTATGTCATCGGTAATCTCCAAAAGTGAAATTAAGCTAGCTTGAAGGTTCGGCCTTGTCAAAAGGCTTAGTCTTCTTCGCCAGCCGCCATTTTTGCCAAACCTGGTAGAGGATAGATATAACCTCCACTAGGCTAAGAATCTCCGGATTAGCATTAGAATGCTTGTTCAAGATCTTCATAATAGGCTTTGATGGCTGTTTCACCAATGAAGTCCCTGTGTTTCGCCCCAAACTTTTGGCGATTCAGCAGAGTTGCCTTCGCTGGCAGGATGAACGTAGTCGTAGAGCGCATGACATCCTCAACTGTAGTAACACCAGTTGCGGAGTCAGTAACTTCACGAGGTTCATTGAACTTCAGCGTGACACGGTTGGTACCCCTCTCCGAAGTAGCTTCAGACAAAGAAGCACTGATCGTGTGGGAACCGAGGGAAGTAATACTCCCCCGATAGATCCACTGAGCGAACGGAGAGGTCGACTGAGGTGTAAACACAAAGTTGGCAGCAGCGCTGTCAGTCAAAGTGATACTTGCTATTGTTGACATTTTAAATGTCTCCTGTAGTTGCTACATAATTGTAGCGATATCGTGCTTTCGTGCACGTACGAGTGGAATTACGGCTGACGCGGTCGCTTTTTACGCTGACCACGACGAACAGCAACGCCACAGAGGTTAAAGCTGGTAGCAGCATAGGGATCATTCCTTAATGATGTACGCTGTCGCCCGCTTACGGAAGCCACTAGGAGCTCAACACCTCGTCGGATTTTCGTCCAACTTGATGATGGGTCCCATCGTGGCAATTGTGGAAGAGGTATGGTTGTCTGCAAAAATCTCTCATGAGATTTCTCGGAATACTTGTGC